TCAGCGAGTCAGCTTGGGAAGAAATGACCTGCTTATTCGCACCTTCCTTAGCTGTTCACGCTGCTGGGTGAGCTTATCAACTACTGTTTGACCAGATTTAATGATCGAATTGGCGTTGTTCTCTGCAGTTTTCTTTTCGAGATTGGTGATATAGGCTGGCTTAGATCCGTCTACAGAACCCGATGCCGCCTTGCCAACATCGGAATAAAGGGATTTTGCTCGTTCTAGGGCCGCTATTTGACCTTTGATAGCATCTATTTGTGTTTTAGTGCCTGCGTCAGTGTAGATAGAAGCTTTGGAAACGGTATTGTAAGCCGCTTCAGTTACAGCTAATTTTTTATTCAGCGAATCCAACTGCGCATCTATCGCAACAATAGGATCTACATTTCCGGTGGCTACGGAGATTGAAAGAGCAGTTTGGTCGAGAAGTTTTGCCAAATAGCGCGACGCCCCAATAGCATCATCAATTTTGGAGATAGCTACCCCGAACTGAGTGATCAAAGCATTTGTTGCCTGCGATACAGTACGCGGCATAGTTTCAAACTGCTGATTGATTTCGTCGGACCTCTTTTCTATTGCCGCTAGCACCTCACCAATATCTAACTTGCCTGCCAGCATCAACTGACGGAGCTCGTTAAACGGAATCCCCATACCATCGGCGATCTGCCTCGCCAGTTCCGGCATCTGTTCCAGCACTGAGTTAAACTCTTCCGCCTGAATTCTGCCGGACGCAACCGACTGCATAAATTGCCTGAGAGCGTTAGCCATTTCCTGAGCCGATGAGCCACCGATAGCGCCGATCTTCTGCAGGGTCATCACTAGCCGGTTAACATCACTGTTAGTGGCGCCTACAGTTTTTAGTGTAGAGGTCAGTTGCTGCCAGAGGTTGACGGTATCCCCAAGGCTGGCACCGGTTGCCGAAGCAATACCCACAAGCTGCTGAAAGCTCCGCGCACCTTCCTCTGAACTTGAAGACAAACGCGCTACTCGCGCCTGAAGTAGCGTGAATTCCTCAGACAGCTGTTGGAGCTTCATCAACGCCTGAATTGATATGTATCCTTTCACGGCCACAGCAAGGCGCGAAAAACCTCCGCCCAAGTTATCCAGGCTTTTATCTAGCTTGTCAGCAGAGTTAGCTGTCTTTTTGACTGAGTTTTCAATTTGCTTTAAAGCTGAATCTGCGCTCGCCTGACCCGCCAGCAGTTTGGCCGCATCGGCTTCAATCTCAATGGTGTATTTGCCAAAATCAGTTGTCATGAGCGCCTCAGTGTAGGGTTCTTACTTTGTTTTTTTTCAGAGCGTTGGTGTTCAGAAGAGTTATGACTAATCGACCATGTTCGGTAAGGCGATATTCCGGACCATCAAATGATATAAAATTCATTAACATGCGATAGGCTTCTCGTTCAAATGTCGCGCCATATTCATCTTTAGCGGCATATATTGTGTTATCGACAAGCCCCGCGGCGAGCAGGTGTTTTTCAACGTTGCCACTTACACCATCAATGCTAAGAACGTTGGAGCCAGTTTCCCGGCGCAGATCGCGAATATAGGTCTCGGCAATTACTTCAGCCAGCCTCTGTAGTTGTTCCATCACCCACCCCGCTTAACGGATTCAAGGCCCTTAGCGACCAATGCGCGGGCAATAGCGTTTACCGTTGGTGCTACACCAATCGGAGAACGCTTGCGCTCCTCTTCCTGAATTTCACGAATGGACTGAAGATGTTCCCGGCAAAGTGCTACCGTGATTTGTGATCGGTTCATCTGCTTACCCCTGATATTTATACAGCCAACTTATATTGTAGTTTATGCAACATAAATGGCAAGCATTGCGTTTTGTGAAATGATGTGGCGTAAAAAAACCCGTGGTCACGGGTTTGGTGTGGCGTTACTTGCAGGGGTTGATCGTATTTGCACTATTCTTGCGTGTTGGACGGTCATCAACTGTTTTCCCTTCGACTGCATACACCACGCCGGAGGAGAAAAAACCCTTTGATTTCATCGTTAGCGCAATAACAAAAGGCGAGTACCCCGCATATGCTCCAAAGCTGTTCTTTGAGTTCACCTCTCCGCAGACAAGCATTGCGATTGAGCCATCATCCTTTTCACCAACTTTTTTTGACACAACGTCTCTAAATTGGGTCGATAATGGATCTTTCATGTCGTGAGATATCTCGCTTTTAGCTAACTCTATGGCTTTCTCTTCCGTAGGTTTACATGCGGTGAGAAATAAAAGCGAGGAAATGATTGCCATAACCATTTTCATTGATACCGTCCTAGTTTGATGAGATAGCTTTATAAATCTTTGCCACAAAATCGGCACAATATTGCTTCTTTTTTTATTGTTTCGGCGCAATACGGGCATTTTTTAGTATCGCCTACTGAACCAGAGCCGGCAGACTCCACACCAAACACCTGCGGTTCGAGCTTTACCACTCCAGGGTTTGTGAAAGACCAGACAAGCGCGGCTATCCAACCCAAGAAGCTCCAGCCCAGGACAATGTTTAGCACCCAAATTGCCGTGGAATTTTTATGCTCCCTTGAACTAGCTATAACGCCGGGAAGAACATAAATGATAATAGCGAATATCAAAACAATGATGTTCCATATTGACATCAACTTATCCCCAAAAGTAAATAACGTATTATCGTAACACCGAAGAAGACTAATCCAATACAACCACTTTCATCGACTTGTTTTTAACCTGAACGCCTCGCCATTTGGCTGCGCTATCCCCATGCGGTGCTGTGTCTCCTTCACAGACTTGTAAAGCCCACAATAATCTTCTTCACGGGCTGGTGGGCGGCGCACCTTATGGAGACAATCATCCCGGCGCTGCCGCACCCAATCCCGTTCGTCATCTTCCGTACAGCACCACATAACATCAATCAAGCGGGTGGCGGCCCGGCGATACAGCCCCTTAACTTCAAGTGCTTCTGCCTTGCTGTCGTTTACGATGTTACGATCCCCCTCAGAGCGGTATGCTGTCATCAAATGGCGACGTCTGGTCGTAGTCCTCATAGCCCGGCGGGGCCGGTTGCTGCTGCGCACGCCGTAGCGCGTCTGTTGCTTGCCCCTGCTGCCCCTGTCTGCCTCCGGGGCGGGCTGTTCTGGCGCTGATCACACTGTCGGCCAGTACCTGGTAACCCTGCTGGGTGCCGCCATCCTGGCCCGTCCACTGATTGATCTGCATATTGCCCGCCACGCTGACGAGATCGCCTTTCTGGTGCTTGGCCAGCGCATCGGCCTGCTTCCCAAAGGCAATGACGCCCAGCCAGAAGGTAGCCTGCCCGTCCGCTGCGGCATTGCACGGCAGCGATACCGCCAGCCGGGCCATAGCCATGCTCGTACCTTTTCCCGTTGTTCGGGTCTCAGGATCTGCCACCAGCCGCCCGTATGCTGATATCTGTGCTGTCATTGTTTCGCTCCTGCAGATTCATATTCACGAATGATTGCAATCGTCATATCAAATAATGCCTCTGCGGCCTCTAAAGCTGAATGCTGCTCAAGTTCGTACAGGGTAATAAACGAGTAAGTAATGGCTCTGGCTGTCTTCGGTGTGGCATATCGCAGGTAGATAACTTCTGCTCTTTCCTCTAAGTCCTGCCGGAAGTCATCGCGGTGAAACAGTTCTCTATGTGATACCTGAAACGGCTCGTTCAGCCAGGTTACATCGGCATATTTGACACGTTTCCATACAATAATCACCGGATACTTAAACCTGTCGCAGTATTCTAAATGATCGCCAGGAATGAGCAGCGATGGTCTCCCCTGGCACTCAGCGAATTTTTTCATTTTTCCTCTATTCATCATTCTGGATACCCCCCTGCAAATCTTTTTGGGGGTGTTGTCGGTCTACCCGTCTACCTTTACCATTAAAAATCGCTCAAGGTCAGCAACCATGCGGCTTTCAGCCGGGTAGAGGTTTCATTTTGTACGTCTACCTTACCTCTACTTACGTCTACCCTGATTATTTATACAGCCATTTCTAAAGTAGAGGTATGTAGACGTAAGGTAGAGGTAAATATATATACGTCTACCTGCCTGTATCCCTTGCTATCACTGGCCTGAAAGCACATTTGGTAGAGGTGTAGACGTAAATCACCCTAAAAAAGTTTCACTATGGGGTTTCTGGAATATCAGCCCCGTAGGCGCGGGGGATAAATTCCTCTGCCAGTTCCGTTATGCTGAGGTTGGTCTGGGTGCGCCCCCTGACTTTCCTTGTAAGATACTGGCTTCGGTATTCCTTCGCGGAGTTCTTCATGGCCCGTGAAAACTTCTCCACAGACAGCGGTTTACCCATCCCGTGATATTCCAGGAATGCCAGATACAGATGATAGAGATATGCCCTCGGCTCTGGCTGGCCAGCCCAGGAACCACCGCCCATCATCAAACCCTTTGGCTCATTCATGAAGTACAAAGCCGCGCACATGTCTATCACCGGGTCAGTACCGCGTTTAACGTCCAGCGCCTCTTGAGAATCACGCTGCTCAATTAAAAGAGTCTTCGCTTTGTTCTGGTCTGCAAATGTGGCCAGCAGGTGGCGGATAATTACCGGGATTTCTGACCTGATTTTTGCTGTGAGATCCGGGTCTTTATCTGCCTCTGATACCGGGTTGTTAAAAGGGAATATCACCCGGCGGCGAGCAATTCCCCCGTTGCGTTCGGTAAAGGTCATCGGCTCGTTATTGGTTGCCAGCACGACGGCGCTCAGCACGGTGGTGAATTGCTTCTCATACTTCCCATCAATCTCTACTGGATCGCCGCCCGTTATAGCCTTTATACCCGCACCTTCACCCACATAACGGGTCTGGTCAGGCATGATTATCAGGCTCTTACCCACAAACTGCGCACGCCCGCGGGCAAGATCCAGCGTGCTCATGCTACCGCTAGCGGTATTGTGCTCACCTGCCAGTGTAGTGGCTATGCTGCTGAACACTGATTTACCGCTGCCACCTTCTCCCGTCACCTCAATGAATAGCTGCCAGTCGTGACGCTTCGCCAGCACCATAAACAGGGCTGCTTTGATGCGTTCGGCCTTCTGGTTATTACCCGCCGTTGCATGATTCAGCCATCGGGTAAAGCTGGGGGCATGGGTAGCGAGGTTCTCGCCGGGTGCCGGCGGCATATAGGCAATGCCATTGTGGTTTACCAGCCAATTATCGGGGCTGTGCGGGCTGAACGTCTGCGCGGTGAGGTCATACACGCCGTTCTCAAAACCAATAAGATCGCCGCGCTGCTCACCGATAACAGGTAGCTGTAATTTCATGGTGGCAACCACGGATTTGATGCCCTTCTCAGTGTAGTGGGCTTCGTGCTCCTCAAAAATTGATACCATTACCCGCTCAAGCTCGCTGTCAGCCACCTTTTCCCACACGCCAGAGCCATAGCAATAAACGCTGCCGCTGTCCGGGTTGACTGCCAGCATTTCCCATCGTGAGGAAAGTAGTTTTGCCTTCTGGCTCGCGGCCATCTGTGAAATATCCCCGGCCTCTGCGCTCCGGCGTTTTTTACCGCCCTCAATGGCCTGTAGCTGCGGTTTCACATCTTCCCCCTTCGGTTGGTACATTGAATCGTTAAATGCTGCTGTAGCGGTTTCCAGCCCGTGCTGCTGGTGATAGTCGTTCCAGTCTGCTTTGCACTCAGTCGGGGGCAGTGATACCCAGCCAGCCACGGATAAGGCGGCTTTTTCTGCGGCGTCTTTGCCCGTATTGGTGCCCCCACTTTCGGGGCCTCCTTGCTGGTGGTCGTTATCAGCGGCGATGATGATTTGTGCCTGTGGGTACTTCCGGCGCATGACTTCGGCGACGGGCAGCAGGTTGCCCGCGTCGATTGCTGCCACTGTCAGCGCGTCTGTGCGAATTAAGTGACACGTTAGAGCGGTAGCCAGCCCCTCGGCAATTAACACGGTCTGCGGGTCATCTGGCGTGTTCACGGCGTGATATGCGCCGCGCTTTGCAGAGCCGGCCACCAGCCGCTTCACCCCTTCAGGCGTAATGGTCTGCGCTGCCACGACTGCGCCAGCCTCATCTACCAGGGTCAGCAAAATTGAACCATCGGAAAGAATGGGGAAGGTGAAGCCGTTCAGCCCTTTATCAGTCAGGTATTCAGATTCGCCCTGAGTGGCGCTCTGCCGCCTCTCATCGTACAGACGGGAAAACGTAGCCCGGCGCTGCTGTGCGTCCACTACCGCCCGCTGCAGGCGCTCCTGCTCCAGTTGTGTACGCTCGGCTTCCAGCTGCTCCCGCCTCTGGCTGGCGGTGGCGTCGTCCCGTACTGCTGCCCGGTAATCAATACCCAGCACATCAGCCGCCAGTCGCGCGGCCTCTGAGGTATCGCATTTGTTCACCTTTCGAATTAGGTCAAGGCCGTCACCAGCGCCGCACTGATTGCAGATAAAGCTGCCGCGGCCGCCATCATCGAAACGGAAGCGATCCGAACCGCCACAGGACGGGCACGGCCCATGCCTGCGCGGTGAATCCGGCACATTGATATGCAGGCCCGCCAGCACCGAAGGCCAGCGGCCAGCGGCGGCATGAGTCACTTCGCGAATGAGGTCGATATTACGCATTCTCACCCCCGTGATTGCCTGCCACGGTTGCGCCCATATCGTTAACCATGCTTTGCCATATCTCACGACCGCGCCCGGTCAGATCGGTAGCGGTGACGCAGCGGCTAAGCAGCTCGATCCCTACGCTTTCCCACTGCGGGTAATGTTCTTTCAGCGCCTCCAGCGCGTAGCCGTCGATGAGGTCGCGGACGCCTTTCACGCCACCAGCAATCTCTACGCGCACAAGCTCACCACCCGCATCAATCATGAAGTAGTCGCCGTGGCTGGTGGCGGTGATATGGTTATACAGCGCCGCTGCGTACTGATTCGCCAGCGCATTAAGCCGGAAGTTCTTAGTAATCATCTGGCCCCCTCAGTGCGTCAATGGCATTTCAGGCCATCCGTTTTGCTGCAGATCGCTGATGAAGTGATCGTGTAGTTCTGCCAGCGTTTCACGTCCGAATGAGGTTAGTTCTCCGGCCTCCACATCCAGCATGGCCTGATAAAACACAATAGCCTTTTCCGCGCCCTCTTCTGAGCCGTAGCGTTCAATCATTGCCCCCTCGATGTTATTTGCCATCGCCAGGCGCTCAGAGAATGGATAAACCGTGATAGACGCTTTGCCATTGGAATAAACCGCCACCTGCGATGACGTGCCGTCCGGCTCAGTAACAATGGTCGTACCGTTTTTCAGCTTCATCTCGGTGATGAACGCCGCGGCAATCAGCCAGCGCCACATAGTGACGTTGTGCTGCGCGGTAAAGTCGAAATATCCGCAGTTTCCGCCCTCTGCTACGGCAAGGTGAATGTCATAACCCGTGCTGGAGTCGTCATAATCGCCAGCGTCAAGACGGTTCACGGCGTCCTCATAGCTAATAAGCTGAACTGTTTCACGACCATCGCCACCAGCGTTGGTGATCCTCACCCCTTCAGGCGTAGGCTCAGCGCGGAATATTTCGGTATTTCCCAACATTTTCTGGAATGGATAAACATTGCTCACGACTTGCCCTCCTTAAATTCACGCATCGCATAATCATGTAACGCGCTGTCTGCCTCGATCATTGCTTCCGGAACACCATTCAACAACGTGATGATTGAACCTAAGAGCCGCGGGAGGTCTGGGTCTGAATCTTTCGAGGTTCTTTCCAGCCACAGGGATAAAACGGCCTGCGCCTGCTCAACCTGGCAGGTCGCATCAATAAGCTGCAAATGGCTCATACGCTGCTCTCCGCATCAATTCGGGCTATATCGACAATCGCCAGGACTTTATCCGGCCAGCAATGCACAACGACTGCTTGCTCAACGTCGAGGTATGGCGATAAATCGGTCATTACATGAACTATCCCATTACGAGCGCGGGCCATACGTTCTGCGGTACGCTCTGCCAGAGTAAAATCTTCCGGATAAGGCTGCACATGGGATAGCGTCGCCTCGGCCTCAAGTTCGGCAGGATGGCGGTATATAGCGTTTATATTCATTTGCCCGCCCTCATTTTTGATCCTTTGCCACAGTCAAAACGACACATGCCCGCGTTCGCTGCGGTATCATTCAGCGCCAGTACCACCTCACCAACCGTACCCAGCATTGCGCCTATTTTGCGCATGTCACCCTTTGCGATCTCTTCGGAGTAGTTATCATTGTCTGTGGCCCAGAACATCAGGCTTCCAATGGCACTAATGCCGAGCAACAAATCACTCACAGCCTCATCCATGCGGTTCTGAATGCCTTCCAGCTCATCAACGGTGGCGCCTTTGCCGAATTCGTGGCGCACCAAATCGTTATACAGGCTCATGCCGCCACCTCCTGAACGCGGGTAATGCGTACATGGCTGAGACCTTCACGCTGAGCCTGAAGCACTGCGTGGGCCGTTGCTGTTTTGGTGTCGCTGGATATGAGCTGATAGCCGATTCCAACCGTTAAACCGCGCTTATTAACGGCGTACCCGGTGATGCGGAAATAGTTACGCATGGCGCACCTCCGGCAGTTCATTACCTTCCAGCAGACCATGCAGATCGCGCAAAGACATCTCCAGCATGGCAATCAATGCCTCCAGATAGTCCTCGCGAGAATCAGCTTTACTGTCCAATACATCACGCATCAGCTCCGCCAGAGAAATCAGGTGGTGGGTGCGTTCAGTTGGATTAACAGGCACATCGTAGGTTTTAAGCATGAGCCACCTCCAGACGGATACGGCCAGCGAAAAAGCAGACGTGATCCCGAACCAGAGAACGGCGGGCTTCGCGCTCAGTAGGTGCGGCGATATGGTGAATTTTTGCGGTAATTGTCGGCATATCGCGGCGAACAGCGGCGATAATCCAGATAAATTGCGGAATTTGGGTGAGGGTAGTAGCCATGCGGCAGCCTCCATTCGATAGCGGGTAACGCTACCACCGGAAACGCCAATTTCACTGGTGGTAGCCCAAGCAGGGTTGGCGTAACCGGCTCGAATGGATACCGGCGCTTCCGAAGAAGCCCCTGCCTGAGCCACCATTGCTCTTGCGAGGCGCTGGATTATATCCCAACGCTCAAAAAAAGGGTGAGTCAGACTAACGGCACAAAAAAAGACGCTAGGCGCGTCATGTGTCGCCATTCGAATTACCAGGACGCCAATCCCGGCACCAGATTTTGCTGGTGCGCTATAACCATAGACCGGGATACCTTCAGACCGCAAGCCCTTTTTGTCACGGTGCGGCAATTTATAGCTGGCGGTGTGATGGGTCCCGCATCCACCGCCGGCGACGGACGCGCTATCTTCCAGATAGTCAGTTTCCGAACGTTTACCCGCGGGCGTAATTGTCTCGAAACTCTGCCAGGCGTTTTGTACGCCACTATCAGTGGCCCGCAAAGTGACAGGTTTTGACAGGTTTCCACGGTGGCGCACCGCCTGCAGAGCGTTAACTTTTGCATACATCAGGCCAGCCAGAGAGAGGCTTTTGCGCTGTGCACCGGTAATCATTGCTTCACCTCCGTGTACTCCTTCATGAAGCGCTCAATGGGCTGTACGCATGGGAACTGATAACCCTCGCGATAGAACGTCACGCGGTTATGCGCTACAGCGGTTACGCTCACCATCTGGCCGTGAGCGTCGCGATAGGAGTGGTTTGGCAGCGGTGTGCTGGTGGGCTTATTCATCGTTAGCCCCCAGACGTTTAGCCAGCCAACGCTGAGAGAGGCGGGTTAATTCCGCTTTACGCTGGCCGTACTCCATGCCCATATCGATCAGCGTGATGTTTGTACCCTCCAGGTAGCTGAGGTGTTCCAGTTGGGCGGCGCTCATGCTATCGCGCGGTTCGCCGTCGATACCGTTCACCTGCGCCCACTGCTTAGCGGTCATGCCACCCAGCACAATACGGGCGATCATGTTGCTTTCATTGCTGTAGTGCCGGGCTTGCGTCTCTTTCCCCTGTTCTGCCCGGGCAGCATCCAGAGCGGCGCACATCGGCTTGAAGAGGTTGGCAGCACCAATGCGGGCTTTGAGGTGCCGGCGATACTTCGCGGCGATTTCCGGCGCACTCAGCTGTAGCGCTTCCTCGCACTGGATGAAATAGCGGCGGACGGCGCGCCCCTGTTCATTGCGCTCAACCATTGCCACTTCTTTAGCCATATCCAGCGAGAGAAGGTAATCATGCTCGATTTGCTGGCGAAATTTTGCGCTCGCCCGTTTTGGTGAGCTCAAATTTTCAACACGGATGTAGTCAGTCCCGGCCACAAATCCGTACTGGTCGATGCGGCCTTTAATCCAGTTGGTAAAGTCGCGGCCCACACCCAGCGCTTTATGCAAATCTCTGGCGCTCGCAATATTGGTTTCGCGCCCGCCAATTTGGCCGGGAATAACGGGAACGATGGCGGCAAAGTCATTGCCGTTAATTACGCCCGGGTTAACGTTGGGTTGAGGGGCGGCCTCAGAATTGAATCTGCTTTTTTCGATTTTCATTTTTTCGGCTCCGTTATGCGGCGGTGAAGTTGTCCGGGTAGAGGTTCAGAATGTCGGCGATATCCTGCTTTGAAAGCCCGTAATGTTGGTTGACTGCGGCCATGCGGTTAACGAACTGAATCACCTTCAGCACGTCACCACGGCACGCAAACCGGTAACGCATATGCGCCCCGATACCATCAGGATTTTTCTCTTCAAGGCGTTCCAGGCAGATATCAAGCTCGCGCTCAAGTTCGCTCGCATAGTTGCGGCCAGATGAGAGCCGGCAATTACGCAGGATATCGTTTTCTGTCCACCCGCCAGCCCCACAACGCAGCATGTAGGTGCGGGCACGGTGTTTCTTCGGAATGCGCTTTGAGGCTTGAACGGTGTAGGCTGGTGGCGTAACATCAGATCCGCGAGTATCTGTGTTAGCCGCCTGCTGTCCGGGGCGGTTTTCTTTTTGCATCAGACCACCTTCCCGCGGCGCTCTGCCAGCCATTTGTTAATCTCTGCCGCATTAAAAGCAGTGATTTTTTCCCCCAACTTAACGGGGGATGGAATGTGCTTATCGCGAACCCAGCGATCCAACGTGGCCACGTGAATGCCAAGGTGCTGAGCCAAGCGGAAGCGTCGAATGTAACCACTGGATGGAATTGTTACGCTAAGTGTTTCTTGCTCTTGCATATGCCCTGTAACCCCTCTGTTTCGGTTTATGCGTCGTTACAGGGCTTATGCTATACATCATGAGGAATGGTTGATAAGTGACGCCATTTTGTTTTTGTAGGTTAATATTTTATTAGCCTGGTGATATCAGTTCTTGTCACCCTTCATAGCCTCTCTCAGACATTTTATTATCTTGTCCTCACCCAAGGATATTGGCTTCTCATGTCGCCCCTCGACTATGCGCTTTGCCCAAGCCTGCTGTGTAATATCACCTTTCTTTCCTTTGCACGATTCAGGGTCATTTAAAAGCCAATAAATTGCTGCTTTATAAACCTCTTCTCTTTTGCGTGCCGATATTTCAACGTTTCCATGCACATTATTAACGTCAAACATTTCTTTCTCTTCATAAGAGAAACCATCCAAATCAAATGAATTATAAATACCCTCATTATTTTCAATGCAATCATGAAGTTTTTTAATCCAATGCCTTGAAAGAAGCACGTCATCTTTTCTTATTGTGTGATATTCTATTTTCTTATTAATGGCATTTATAATCTCCTCGGGGTTGGGGTCACCATGAGAAGGCCTAACCAATATAGGGAGTGTTTTTTCCCTAAATACATTCTCAGCCCTGAGAAAGGCGCGAATGTCATGCTTAATATACAAATCCATATGCTGGTCAACCACGAGGGCTTCATTAAGTTCTATCTGGCCAACAGAACTCAACTCCCTGATTTTATTCGGCCTAATAGCCCACAAGCCAAAAGCCCATCCTTTAACATGTATTCTATTTCCATCTCTATATACTTCTGGATTGTTCATGTCAGGCATGAAGTATGAAACGCGCCTTTCGACACTTAGAGTAACTTGGTTATACTCTGAAATAAGTGATTCAAATAGCTCTGCGCTATCCTTCCCACCTACGTGATCAAAGGATAGAAAGCTTGGGAAATAATCAAGCCTAAGGGAAAGGCTAATAGCATTAATTTCAGCCCAATGAAACAAGTCATCGACTGAACAACCCAGCATACGACTGGCTTTTTGGAGATCGCAAAATTCTAGTGGTAAAATTCTGCTCTTGATGTTTTTATCTGGTCTCATAATAATCTCATTTAGCTGACGCGTTCATCGCGATGCTTATTGGCGTCACGTTATAATCTTCACCAGTTTCTAAGGCCACCAGTAGATTCGCCCACTGCGCCAGCGCCGCTTTCCGCTCATCAAAATACTGGTGGCGGTTATAGATTCCCTCGATACCCGGTATTTTGTGGTTTAAGCAACGTTCGGCTATTAGCGGGTCAATCCCAATCGCCGCCATCTGGGTACGCATGGTTCGCCGTAGGTCGTGGATACTGAACGGTTCAACGTCAGCCATTTCTTTCAACACTGACGGCATAACCATATTCAGTGTGGCCCGGCTAACGTGAGCGGTTGTTCTGGCACGTCTGGCCGGGATTAACCAGCGGCTATCTCCGGCGAAAAGGCGAATCTCTTTAATCCATTCGATCACTGGCGCCGGCAGCGGGATATCGATGTCATCACCATTCTTTGCCCGCGAGCCAGGGAGATGCCACACCTCATTATCAAGGTCGAACTCCGACCATTCGGCGGCACAGAGCTCCATTTTGCGCACCCCGAGCGCCAGAATAATCTTGAACGTCAGCTCATTCTCTCTACTGATTCCGCGCCCGCGGCGTAGCGCCCTGAAGAACATAATCAGCTCATCACGGCTTAACGCACGTTTGCGCCCCTGCTCCTTCCCACCAGCGTCTTTAGAACCAAAGGATATCGCCGGGTTAACCTCTATCATTCCGCGTACCACAGCGTAATCAAACAGGCGTTTGAGCATGCGAAGTACATCATTAGCTACCGTGGGAGACCCTCGCTCTAACACATCCTGCAGGACGCTATCAATGTGCCGCGGGCGAACGTCCTCTACCTTCATCTTTCCGATGAGAGCAACGATATTCTTTTGCAGACTGCTGCGGAAAAGCTCCGGATGTTTGTACGTGGTCTCTATCTGGCGGGCGTAATACTCAGCGGCAAGCTCTGAAACGTGAATGGCGTTCTTCTCAGCCTCAATCTTCGCTATTGCCTCAGCCTTGCGCTCCTGCTTCTCTGCGGCTACGTCATACCCGAGCGCTACCCGTGCGGATAACTCTTTCGCTATATCTCTGGCTTTTGCCAGTGAGAAATCGGAATAAGAACCGATCATCATGGTACGGGCCTTTCCCGCCAGCTTATATCGATAGCGCCAAAAAGGAGTTTTATCCTCTTTTCGAAACCTCAGATAGAGGCCGTCACCGTCTGCTCGCCCCTCGAAGCGTTCCCCGCTCTTAATCCATGCGCGGATCTGCATGTCTGTAAGTTTTGGCATGTGCGAATACCTGAAAATCCTTACCGTGATCCATTGGGTACACCGCGAAATGTACCCAAATTGCTTAGAGGTATACCCAAAACTTTGTCTAATGATCAT